TACCCTGTAATGCATACTATTAACCTTTTATGCGTAACCGTTTCGGAATTTCAATTGGCGCATTGGCTCCGCTTACTTCCTTCCTTTCGCTTCCTTCCTTCCTCTCCATTTGCGGGTTTGTTCACGGTNGCNACAGGNACGAACGAACGTTTAACCCGTGGCAACAGAACTAAGTAGAGGGTAGTGCATCGGGTACATATATATGAAATGATATATGATGATGTAGGTGGTTTGGGTTTGGTTTTGATTTGGAATTTGACCCCCCACCCCATGCGACACGGGGGGTGATTTTGACACGATTTGGAATCCGATTCACTATGTATACTCCACCCCCATGTACCCATTTTCTCATACCCCACCCATTTACCCTGGGGGCTTTTTTGTCAGGAGCGTTGTCAATTGAAAAATAATCATTTACTTAGCGGTTTCTAAACAATAACGATGACTGTAGGTGAATTAAGAAAGGAGTTGGCTTCCATTGATGACGATGTTCTGATAGTAGGTGTTTTCATTGACAGGGAGGCTGAGATTGTCATCCAGGGTGACTCTATAGAGTTTGTTGCTGGGATAGAGCATTCAACTGATTCTGTGATAATGGGTGTTTCTGCTTTTGTTGATGATATTTTTGACAGATGAAGCCACTTATAGATTCCTGGGTAAGTAGACTTGGTCTTGATGATTGGAGTATCCGTACAGAGCGTATAGACCCAGATCAGGTAGAGTACAATGGAGAGGATTACTTTGTAGGGATAGAGAGGGACTTTGATGGCAGGAGTGCTGTCATTTACCATGACATACCTTTGGATGAGGAGTCCATAGTGCATGAGTTGTTGCATATAGTATTCCCACAGGCTGATGACGAGAGTTATGAGGAGTACGAGGAGTTCATAGCGCAGACCACCTGGGATACAATGGATATGGTATTTCAGTTGTATCCCACTCAGCATAGAAAAGGATACGATAATACTGTATGAAATGAATTAGGATAATAATCTGCCGTCTATATTTTGATTTTGTTCATTCTTTGTTCCCCGCCCTGGCAGATGGCGGGGTTTTTTTATTTGAAAGCTTGCGTGGTATTGGAATATTTATTTACTTGCGCTAAAATTAAAAACAATGAATGTAGGAAGTTTTGAGATTACCAAGTATGACTTTGAGCTGGTCGATGGTGACCCCAAGATAGTCATATCGATGGTCAAGGTGCTTGATAAGAATGGAAAGTACATCAAGTTTGCCAAGTTGAAGGACGTAGAGAGATATCTGTCTAATTATCCAGTAACATTTAAAAGCAAATGACACCACGGCAACAGGTTGAAAAAGTATTATCGTCTCTTATTGAAACATTTCCTTCTGGGAATGATTTCCATATACCATATATGGAGAGGATGGTTCAGGAAGGAAGCATATCCATGGAAATGGCGATGATCCTGACGCATATAATTGAGAACGAGAATTGCGTATACATAGTAAAGGCTGACGGAACACTGAAGATATTGGAATGAAAGTAACGCTAAGACCTGACGAAATCACAGTTTGTGAGATGATAGGAAGAATGAGAACATTGATAGCGAGAAACGCTGGTGTAAAAGATGCTAAAATAGGAAGCCATGATGGTATGGCTGCTGATGTTGATGGGGTAATTGCTGAGTATGCCTTTGCTAAAAAATTCAATGTATTCCCAGATATAGGTTTATCTCCGAGAAGCGGAAGTTGCGATGGGGTATATAATAATTACAGGTACGATATAAAGTCTACGAGGTACAAAACTGGAAAGTTACTGTCCACGATGAAGGTTAATCCAGATGTTGATATGTATATACTCGCTATAATTGAAGATAACACGGTAACATTTGCTGGGTGGTCTTTAAAGGATGAACTCATACAAGAGTCCAACATCAAAGATTTAGGTCACGGAAAAGGTTATTGCTTAGCCCAAAATCAATTAAGACCACTATAAACAAATAAGATGACCGAGACTGAAGAATGCTACCACAACGCCTACCAGCTATTGATAGGTGCTACAGACTACGACAAGCTTGCAGAGCAGGGGGTGTTCTACCTGCCTGAGAACCACGAAGACCCAGATGTAGTGTTGAGATACTACGAGTCTGTGGAGGATTACGAGAAATGTAGGAAGATAATAGAGCGAAACTCTTGATCAGAGTAGAAACAACCGTAAACTCCATGGATCAGCTCGGTGATAATGGTGGTAACATATATCCACTCGCTCTTTTTACACAACGGTTTAGCTATGCAAAGCAGCACCGAGATTAGCTTTCAATTTACCGCCAACCTGTCCGCTGTTTTGTATAGGTGCTGTTGTGTGTGTGTGGTCGATTTGTGCGTAAGCCTTAGTAATTATACGGATTTGAAAAACTGAGATTATGAGATACATGAGAATTAAAAAGGGGCAAAAATTGCATTTGGTTTATGAAGCTGGCGAGGGCAAAGATGATACTAACCTGATTAAAAAGAACCATGTGAGCGCACCTATTTGTGGTCGTGGATTTGACGAACAAGGCAACTTTAATATGACCATAAACGTGCCGCTTGGGAAGGCGTGTAAGAACTGCATTCGGGTTTACAACGCAAGGCATTAGTATAATTATTACACACAACGGTTTTTGCTATGGGTAGCGCACCACAACATTGATACGAGAAAACAAACTTTTAATTAACCAAAATAGAGAGCGATGAAATATGACCAACAATTCCTTTACGACATGTATAACGGAACAAGCACGGAAACCGAACCAGGAAGTGATGAACTTGAAACCTACGAAGCTTGGCTTGAACGCCAATTGATTGCACGACTTATCAAGATTGATGAACTGGAAGCGAACGGGATTTCCACGAGTGATGAAGCGTTACCTATAGGTGATGTTGTAGAACGTAAGGCGGGAAGGATTACCGTGAGTTTCTTTAGAAAGGTTTACAAGCAATTCATTGACGAGCAGATAAGCATGACGAAGATGCTTGAATTAATGACCGAGCAGGCGCATAGAACTGATGTTTGTATAAAATGCCAAAGACCACTTGACGGCACTAATTGCAGTAAGGATAAATGTAACGCCTGTTTCACGGTAAATGCGTAAGCTATGTTTTACAACGGATTACTAAACAATCGTGAAATGTTGTTTAGTACAGGTTGTGTAACAAATTAAATCAAAACAAAGATGAGTAAATGTAAAATATGTGGCAAGGAGGGCTTTCACAAGCTGAGTTGCACGAATAATACTGCCAGAGTAGCTATTCCTATGTCATACATTCCAACACTTGAAGGAGAAGAAGCAGAAGAGTTTATCCGCAAGGCTGACGAGAATGTAAAAGCAATGCTACAAAGACGCTGCAAGAACCACGTATGGCGGAAGCACTACCTTAATGGTGGTAAAGTATGTCAGGTATGTGGTAAAGCAAAAGAAGAACCAGTAAGAAACAAAGACGTAGAACTATGAAAGCAACCGAATTGAGAATATTATTTGTATATTTGTTTTATGAAAAACATAGTGTATAAAATAACAAATACTATAAATAACAAAGTTTATTTTGGTGTAACTCAACAACCTCTTAAAAAGAGATGGCAACAGCATAAGTGTAACTCTAATAAAAAAAGTTACCATTTATATAATGCTATGAAGAAATACGGGTTTGAAAATTTCAATATAGAAGTTGTTTTTGAGGCTGATACTAAAAAAGATATGCTAAATAAAGAAATAGAATTAATTTTTTTACATAAAAGTAATAACAGATTGTTCGGGTATAACAATTCTACTGGTGGTGAAAGCTCAAGAAAAGGAGTAAAACTAACACAAGAGCAAAAAAACAAAATCTCAATATACCAAAAAAATAGAAAAAGAATGCCACATTCTGAAGAAACTAAAAATAAAATGAGGGAAAAAGCAAAAGGCAGGGATATGTCTTTGGCTGTTAAAAATTCTGCTAAAAAAAGAAAAGGTAAGCCAAGCAATAACAGGGTAAAGGTTATATTAAATGATAAAGATGTTTTCAATAGTATAACAGAGGCTAGTATTAAGACAGGAGTTAGTGCAGGCTCAATACATAATAATTTAACAGGGTTAAGTAAATCAACAAAAAAAGGAATATGGAAAGTTTACAAATTAGAGATTTAAGAATTGGTAATTGGGTTAAATGGAATTACGAGGAGCGTTCAGATGGCAATGCTTATCCTGTTGAGTTTGGATATGAGTTAGATGACATTAAGAACAATCCAAATATTGTTAAACCAATCCCACTCACAGAGGAATGGTTGAAACGGTTTGGTTTTAATGACGATGGATTTAAGCAATACGAATTTATAAACTGGGGCATAAAGGTCAAGAAAGATCCACACGCAATATCTGAAACTAACTGGATTGTGTTTCATGGATTTATGAATCAATTTTCAGAGCTTGTAAGTCTGAAGCATGTCCACCAACTGCAAAACCTTTATTTCGCACTAACGGGTCAAGAACTCGAACTGAAACTATGAAGCAAAGGGCATGCACACTTTGGGAGTTCACACGTAACTACCATGCCTCTGTCCAATGTTTCTACTAAACGACAAATTATAATGCCAGATATTACGATGTGTTCGGGCGAGAGATGCCCACTGAAACAGATATGCTACAGACATACTGCAAAACCGAGTAATTACCAATCATACTTCATGAAGCCTCCTATAAGCGAAGGTAAGTGCGAGCATTTTTTGAAGACAGAACCAAAGAATTGCAAGTATGTAAAAAGGGAAGGTGAAAGCTGTACCCTGAATGATAACTGTACATACCCTAACTGTAAAGAATGAAAGCAGTAGCAATAGACCCAAGCCTAAGTAATACGTGTCTTACGGCTTTTGATATTTCTGGTGACAGGATCATTGTCATTGACTCAGTGACCATAACAACCGAAAAGAACCCTAACAAGAAGATACGTGCATCCTCAGACCTTATTGAGAGATGTGTTGACCTGTACAGGGGTTCAAAGCAGTTCATAGAGCGTTACGTTCCTGACATCATATTCGCAGAGACACCAAGTGGAAGTCAAAGTGCAAGCGGGATGAAGAACTACGGTGTAAGTTGTTTCCTGCTTGCTTCATTACCTGACCGATGTTTGGAGGTTACGCCACAGGAGGTAAAGATGGCAAGTGTAGGAAAGAAGAACGCCAGTAAGAAGGAGATGATAGAATGGGCTTATGAAAAGCACCCAGAGGCTCCATGGCTTATCAGGAACAAGTTTCCCTTAGTGAAACAAGAACACATGGCTGATTCGATAGCGGTGATGTATGCAGGAATGCGAACAAAGGAGTTTGAATGGTTAAACAAAGTAAGATGAGAAAGAAACAACGAATGCACTACTATGGCGTATTAGCCACGTACAACCCATATGACGATACATGGTATGCCTTTCATAAGGACGATATATCGAAGTATTTTACGGAAAGAAATTCAATAATAGCTGGATCGGCAAAGGACCCTATGTCAGCAATAAACGATTACCTATCTAAGAAGATAGCCATCAGCCTCTCTTAGGCTGTCGCTTCTTTTGACCTTTACCCCTGGCACGAACATCACCTGGCGTGTCTTTCTTAGAGCCTCGGTTTACGGATCGGGGCTTTTTTACTACCCCATTCTTTGTGTGTGACATATCCATGCCATCACCTTTCTTGACGGTTCCGTTCTTCATGGCTTTTCTCCTCTCCTTGTTTCGACCTGCACGTTTTTTCTTCTGCTCCTCAGATGATTGGAACTTTTTGTACTCAGATTTGTAATCTCGCTTTGCCATATAACAAAGATACGGTATATTTGGAGAATGGAGAGCAACACGACAAGTAGGATACATGAGGACCTGATAGCCTCAGACATCAAAGGAGCGAGCGAATACGGAGTAACAGTAGATCGACAGGATTATAGCCACAAGGACTGGTTACAGGAGGCTTATGAAGAAGTCCTTGATACCGCCAAGTATCTTAAAAGGGCTATAGATACGTCAGGAACGTCATCACCGCACAGGGCTGCTGTGGACATCCTACTTGAAGTAGACGCTGGGCTGAACACTGAGATAGGAATTGAGACAACACCTGCCGAGAGAATGGCGTTCAAAAAAGTATCCGTACTGATACTTGAAAGGTGTAAGAGGATAGACCCTGAGAGATTCGCTATTCCCAGCCAGACTCAAGGATAGTAAGTAGCATTACGAGCCTCTCGTAATACGGCATATAACCTTTGTTTCCAGAGTTAGCCTCAAGTATTTTAACGTGAGTGTCTATCACCTTACCAACATTGGTTATGGTAGACTCTTGGTTTAACCTTACTTGGTTATCCATATTGACAAATGGCTGAAGTCTCTTCTTCAGTTCCTTAAAATTCTTCGGTTTATCCATTGTATGTAAATATCATTTTGTCTCTGAATCCTCTTCTTGTGTTAACGAACTTCGGTAGTGAGCATACGAGTTTGAAATTACACTTTGTAAGCAATCTTATGATAGGTTCATTATCGCTTACAACCTCTGCATACACGTTCCTCCATCCTTGTTCAAGAAGAAAATACTCCATAAGTTCAATTCCAGCTCCGCATCTCCTGTAATTCGGATGCACACACATCGACACTTCCATGTTGTGTAGATTGCTGAACATAGCACCTTGCAATCCAAGTATGACCCCAATGATTTCTTCGTCAACAACAGCAACATAGACATGGCAATTAGGTGAAAGAACCGTCCTGGATATAGCACCGTGTGCATCTACAGCGTCTATCATCATCATACCTGACTCTTCAGCGCACATCTTGACCAATCCCTCTATCTGATAGCCCTCGGTTATCTTGGCTTTTCTTATATCCATTTGATAAAATTTTGTTTGCTAATTTAGTAATAGTTTCTACATTGCGGCACAATTTGAAAAACAATTATAAACCACTAACTTTAGAAAAATGGAAAAAGAGGGTGCGGTAAGAAATGAAGAACTTAAAGAACTTAGAAATAAGGCATTGGAGATATCTCAAAAGTATTCTCCAGATCTTAATGAGTTACAGAGGGTTGTAATAGACAGGAGTACCACTATTTACGTTAAGAAGGATGCTGATCCTGACGAGGCAAGAAAGAGATTCATAGAAAAGATGCAGACAAGACAGTACGACATACGATACAAGAACTACGATGTTAGTGATGAGTGATGAATTGAAAATGACGCTATTGAAGGAACTTATGTTCGGAAAGGATGTGTGGGATCACGAGCATCATGAGCAGATAATGATGTTACACGACTTCGGATTCGTAAAATTGTATGATGATAATATGCAGTTCGCTGCAACGACAGAGCTTGGAATAGATGAACTTGCAAGATTGATAAAACTTTATTTTGTATTTCTCAATTGAATTATTAATTTTACACAGTTCAATTTTTCATGGTCTGTTTTCTGATTTAGTGGTTAGAAAATGAAAGCCTCCGCAAAATGTGGGGGCTTTCTTTTTTGTATATTTACTACATGATACCAAGAAAGAAAAAGACTTGTAAGGAATGCGGTAATGAAGACTACATCTGGAGTAAAGGAAGATGTAAGCCGTGTGCGTCCATATCGTACAAGAAACCAGGACCATCGAAGAATGTAAAGGAAAAGATAGACCTTGACACCAAGTTCTACGAGGAGATATGGTCTGAACGACCACATTACTGCGAGGAATGCGATAAGAGCCTTGGAAGTAAGTGGGAACGATATATGTTCTCCCATATCCTATCAAAGGGTTCTCAGCCGAAACTACGGCACGTTAAAGCCAACATAAACATCCTTTGCCTAGAATGCCATCAGAAGTGGGAGTTTGGAGATAAAAAGAGCATGGGCATATATCCTGTAAATGAACAGATCATAGACATACTCAGGCAGAGTATTTTGTAATTCATTAATTTTCAGTAACTTAGCGGTATAAATCACAGACAATGAATAAGAAAGATTGGAAAGTGGTCTATTTCAACCGTCCTGAAATACACAAGAACTGTGTATGGAGCGATGGAAATCGTTATTTTGATGGGTTTTTAGGTTCTGATAATTCAGTATATAGGAATACATCTGGCGTACCAGTAAGGGAGCCAGATGCCATATATTGGGTTGAAAGACCTAAGACCTTGTCAGATGATGATGAATAGATCCTGAGTCCAGCATAATGGCTTGTAGCCATCCTCAAANTCTCCAAGTACAAATCCTTCGGAGAGCCAAAACTCATTCCCTTCACCATCAAGGTCNTCACACATGAAGATATTCAGATCCTCATGCTCTTCGTGAGCCTTTAAATTAAATATCGTCCCTGGATTCATCCACAGGAAACTTTTTTGTAATATTGCAGTCATGGATACAAATATAACACAAGCTTTCTTTGAAGCAATAGATTACCCTCACATTAAACACATTATCAGGACCAATAAGAGTATAAAGTCTTACTGGGGAGGTAAAACGCCATCAATAGCAGACCTGAAACGTGTAATAACGAATATGTGGAAGAGGGTGTCAGAGCATGACGCAGCAGAGGACTGCGTTAACGGAATAGTGATGATAAAGAACGGTAAGAATGTTAGGATTGATTTTCTTTACATTTCTTACTCTTTGAAGATGTCTGAACAATCTTCATCAGATAATCAGGAAGATGTTCAGCAAGTGATTGAGCCTGAGAAAGAATCTTCTTTGACTCCTCCTTGATATCGTAACTGATCACGATTTTCTTCTTTTTGGGGTTGATTTTTATTTCCATATTATTCCTGCTGCATAAAGTGTTAATAGCCAAATAGTTGCAGATGCAAATATAAGAATAAGGATTGCAATAACAGTCCTTATGGCTAATCGTGTTTCTTCAGACATCATAGATTATGGGTTATCCTGGCTACCTGTCCGTGTTCCTTACTATGGACGAATGCCTCAACAGCCTTCTTAGCACCTATGTATCCATTTCTATGATGCCAGGAGTCTGATGCGCTTGGTGTTCTCAGATACTCCACCGTAACACCTATGAAATCCTTTCCAGACATGAACTTGTATGTTTGCTTGTGGTGTATGTGATGAAGGTAGACGTACCTCATAGGGCATTTTACCCAAAGCTCTGGTGCTTCCTGCGCCATTATCAATGGTAGATTATCCAGCTTTGCTCCATCACCATGGTTTGTTCCAATAAGGTTAACGCCATAGGAAGTGTATTTGCGATGGGCTATACTTACATCGAATGTTACGTTTGGATGATTTCTGAAGTAAGCTTCTACTGTCTGAGCCAACATCCATCCTGACATATAATCGTGATTCGATGGATTGAATATAACGTGTACGTCAGCTACTGGTATCATCTTCTCAATAGCCCTTACGTACATCATCTTGGCTTCAATGAATGCATCGTGCCACATTCCACTCGTATCCTGCGGTGTTCCACTCGTTGTTGTTCTTCTAGGCGTATCTATGTGAAGAACATCATTACCTATAACGAAGAATATCTTGTCTATACTGAATCCGATAGCCTTTGAAAGTATTCCATCGATAGCATGATCCACTTGACTTACAGCCTTATGCATATCGTATGATTGACCTGTCTCTATCATACTTGACAGCTTCCCAACGTGTATGTCTGCTGGGTCTATTACAAGACAATGAGGGTCTGCTAACGGTTTTCTTATTATGTGTTCAAACTTCGGTGACCATTCCTTTATGTCTTCAAGTATGTCACTGAATGTATCCTCAATTATTGACTGACTTACACCAGCGTTCTCTTTTGTGACAACGGAGAACCTGAACTCCCCACTTGCAGATTGCCAATGTTTTACAGACACTACATCTGATTTATCTATTCCACGCTCTGCAAGATGTACATCAAGTGCGCTATTCCCGTTAATGTTTGTAACAGATATTCCTCTGTGTTCATTTATCAGGTCTATCTCCTCTGGAGAGAGTCTCATCCTTTTGTTTGTCATGTCGCTAAATTAATATTTTTTTGAATAAAAAAAGGGGCAGCACCCGAAAGTACCACCCCAAGGAAGGAGAAAGGAAAGGAACGGTACAAAGATAGTAATAATAACAACAAACCTACGTACCCTTCCTACTACCAGTATTCGCTCCATGAATACCAAGTGGAGTTCCGAAGAACTTCTTCATTTGTTTTCCGCAGCACATGAAAACAGGCTCTTCATTCATTCCGTGAACACGGTCTTGAACCGTCTTACATTTCCCTTGGCACTTATAACTGTATGTCATGTTTTAAATTTTGTGCAATGTATAAAATCATCATGTCAAATCAAATAACTAATTTTGTAACAAAGTAAAAAGCTTAATGTCAGAAAGGAATGGACCAGAAATAATCATCAATGGGAATCCCAAGCCACCAAAGTTCGTGTGGGAGGGTAAGCCTAAGATGACAAAGGCTGAAGAAGCCAAGTGGTGGTTACAGGAACAGGAAAGATGGGTTGAAGGACACGCAGGTTTGAAGGGTCTGCATTACTTCTACCTTACACAGATAAAAATAAAACAACCAAGAGGTCAACTGATACATCCATGGTGGAGGGATGTTGATGAGTGGGTTATCGATGAATACTACGAAGCGACAAGACTTGGACAGGATCTATGTATCTACAAAAGAAGAGGTATAGGTCTTTCTGCTCTTTTTGGGGCAGGAGTGTCGTTATGGAAGGCAGTGACAAGTCCAGGTTCGACATCGCTCCTGACATCTAACAACAGGAGCAAGACGGAGAAACTATTCAACGAAAAGGTAGCGGTAGCATACGACAAGCTTGATGAATGGATAAGACCAGAGAAGAAGTCTCAAAGACTCACTGGTTACATGACCATTGACATCAAAGACCACGAGGGGATGACCACTGGAAACAACTCCAACATCCTTGCGAGGCAGACAAGTGACTCAAGAAAGGATGCGTCCAACTTTGAATCTGAACGTGCTGCACACGCATTCATCGATGAGCTGTTCTTACATGACTTTGCATCAGAGGTGCGTCAATCGATACAATCATGTCTGATGGATGACTTTGAAAAGATAGCCCCTGTGGTATTCGGTGGAAGTGCTGGTATCGTATCGGAAGAGGGCATCAAGGAGGCTGAGTTGATGTGGAAGGAGGCTGAGTCTTTAGGTGTCAGGACTGTTTTCATCCCAGGAACAATGGGTATCAGTAAAGCACCTGAGTATGATGATAAAGGAAATCAGACAGGTAGGTTCTACGACTTCTGTCCGAACGGATGGTCTGATCAGGAAGGTGCAAAGGAATGGATAGAAAAGCGTAGAGCATATCTTGACAGGAGTGATGACAAGCGTGACTACATTGGTTTCGTGAAGTCTTACCCGATGGACATCAACGACATATTCGAAATGAACAATGTCGGTATCATTCCTGAAGACATACTTCCAAAGATAAACGCTCAGAAAAAAGTAATAGTAGAGACTCCAAGACCAGTGAACACATACGACCTTGTTGAAAAAGGTGGAAGAGTTGTGGCTGTTGCGAACAACAAGGGTAATTACACCATCTTGGAACATCCTGTCAATGGGGAAGAGTACAGAGCTGGAACTGACCCTATCCCAATGG